GGTATTGGTAACCAAGATATTGATACGAGATTTGGTATTGTGTGTCAAATGCCTGATGGTCGTTGGGTTGAGAAAGGTACAATGTACAAATGAAAAAATGGATATTAGACCACTTGCCTACGATATGGGTATGTGCCATATATGCTTTTGGTATGATTATGATTATTGACCACGCAAAGGCAGACTGGATTATGAAGAAACCTATTACATACAAAGAAGAGAGTAAGGTCAATTCAGCACCTGTAAGTGATGTCTATATAAATGAGATATCAAAAAAAGTAGAAGACAAATTAAAACTAATTGAAGAGAACGAGAAAAAAGGTATTTTAAAATCAACAACACTAGACAGATTTGAACGAGACGGACAATGGTGTTTTATTAAAATAGTTATCAGACAAAAAGGTGATGATATTATCAAAGAAGAGATTATGGAATGTGCTGATACTGAACACGGTAGAACAGACAAGGAAAAGATTGCAGAATTGGAGAAACAAATTGAACTTGAAAAGGCAAAGAAACCTGGTTATTGGGAACTATTTGCCGCCTTTTATTATAAAGATTTGAACGCTCCAGAATATTGTAGGTTGTATTCTCAACCTTCACACGCTTACAAAGCCATCGGTACAGCGTGTTTAACAACTGATGGTAAATGGGAGAGAAGATAATGATGAAAAACATTATAATTATCGGTCTCCTAGTTATTATTATGACAGGTGCTACAGCTTCCGATGTAGTTGCTTATATTGAAAATAATCAGCTTATTGACAAGTTTAGTGAAATGTTGTATAGTATAGTTAGGAGTGTAAAAGAAAATGTATAAAAACATAATCAAAATAGGTGTGATTGCTGTATTGGCTATAACACTTAACGCTTGTTCATCTAAAACATACAAGATAAAACAAGAGAGTGATAAGATAGTAAACGAAGTGCCGAAGTGGTATATGGCAGACTTTGATGTTAAGAAACATTGTGATATATCAATGTGGGCGAACAATAAAATCATTAAGAATAAAGATGATGACAAAGCCTGTATCTTTGGTGTAGGTACTAGTGTATCACCATCACTTGAACTTGCAATTGAGAAAGCAAAACTTATTGCAAAAGCAGAAATGGCTGATATTGTTGCAGGTGAAATGAATAAAAAGGCGAAGATTTTTGTTACCGAGATAGGTAAGACAAATGTTAAGACCGTGGTGACAGAAGTTGAAACAGCGATGGTAAACATTATCGCAAATACGCCAGTTAGAGGATATGAAATCTTTGCTCAGGAAGTAACCAGAACGAAGAACGGTTATTATAGAGCGTGGATTGGTTTAAGATTGCCTCTAGGTGAGTTTAACAAGATGTATGATTACACAATACAAGAAGTTGTTGATAGTCATAAGATTAAACTCAAAGCTGCTGAAGCCTTCAAGTCAGTTGAAGACACAGCAAAAAAGAAAAAAGAAGGAAACAATGAGTAATATAATTGTATATTCAAAAAACAATTGTGTTTATTGTGATAAAGCAAAGGCCTTACTTAAAGGCCTTGGCTTGAAATTTGAAGAAAAGAAAATGGAATCTTTTGATAGCGTAGACGATATGATAAAAGATATAGGTAAACGAGTTAGAAGTATGCCACAAATAAAGATTGACGGCGAATTAGTTGGTGGTTATAATCAGTTAATAGAACACTATAACAAAGAAGGTAAAGTTGACTTCAAAGGTTCAATCATACACAATGGATAAAGATAAAGATAAGTTTGAAAATGTTATCTTGTTTCCAGAGAATAAGATAAAAAAGAAACCTACGCCTGTTGACCCGAAGGCTCAAAAGAAAATGAGAGACTATCAGACAGCGAAGTTTGTAGAAACTAGTACTGATAAGTTGGGGTTAGACTTGATTAGAGAGTTTGTAGGTATGCAGTTAGACACGAAGCAAGATAACTTTACAAAAGATTTAGCGTTAGTTATGGACGCAATTAGAGGATTATTATATAGGCAGTTTGGTGTTGCACACCCTATACATAAAGTTATAGACCAATCTGTTAAACTAAAGATGAATAAAGCAGGTGTTGTAACCGCTCGTATTGAATATGGTAATATGTCAGATGATAGTACAGCGACTACAAAACCTATTAATAAAAATGTAAGTGATGAACTAAACGATAGAAACAATGGTATGTTTGTCTTTACAGAAGACTTTGAATTTAATCCGTTTCCTGGCGAAGACCCAAATGACGATACACCGCCAAGTGATACGGACAAATAGAATTGACTATGTTAAACCATTATAATGCGATTTATCATAGCGATTGTCAGACAAGACATAAAAATCTAACAAATAGGAGGTTAAACACTTATGTTTAACATTTTAAATAATATCTTAAAAGGAGATAATGTTATGGGTAGAAAAACTCTATCAAAAACAGCAAAGGTTAGAAACCTGTTTGAAACAGGTGCTGATGTTTCTTGGAAAACTCTAAGGAATAAATTTGACCTTAAATCACCAGCTGCTATGGTTGGTAAATTGAGAAACGAAGGTTTAATGATTTATGAAAATAGGTCAAAAACTGGAGTATCTTATAGAGTTGGTACACCAAGCAAAGCGATTATCGCTGCTGGTATCAACAAAGTGTTCGGTAAGCAAGTTGCTTACTCAGCATAATTACAAAATTGTTCATCTACCTTAATATAAAGGCTTGAACAAATAGAGGAGGCGGCTAAGCGAGAGTGGACCCGCCTCCTTTATAACAACAAACACAAAAGAAAGATATGATAACAAAGATAGGAGAATATATGATAGGTGAAGGAAGCGCCAGATTGTATACGACTTCACCTTTCATATTAATTACATTATGAGCATTGATAAAGATATAGAACAAGGTATGGATCACGGTAGAGATACACACGACCACGACTTAACATATGAGAACGAACAATCAACGGTTACTATACCTTTGAAAGAATACGATAGTTTAAAAGACCAAAGCAAATATATTACAGACCCTACTTTAATTGCAACAATAGATAAGATAGAGTTTTTTGTAAAAGAATTAAGAAAACACATAGTAAGAAAATTATAATGGAACAACCACAATTATTTGAAACAGAAGACCAGTATGGTAATGATATAATACAAGGACCTAAACTTGTTAAAAAGAAACTAACAACAAAAGAACAACTGATAGACCCAAAGAATCCACATACGGTAGGTACAAGTGCTTGGAATTTAGGCAATCACACACTTGCAATCTGCTTTATAATGTGTTTAGTCTTTGTGGTATATGCAAGTTATCAATAGGAGATATATGATTAAGTTATTACAAAAACTTTTAGGTATTGAAAACTTTGAATATAGATTAAGAAGATTAGAAAGAGCTCAATACTGGAGAGAAAAATATAGGCATTAATATGACAGGAATTGCAACATTTGGAAATCTATTTGATACGAAAAGAACTAGTAAAAGAAAACTAACAATAAAGATATCAGATGGTAAAGAGTTTAACGAAGAGAAAGAAGGTCTTTCGTTTAAAAAGATATTCAAGTCTATACAAAATTCAGCACCGAAAGGTACGAAAGAGTTAAGAGTTGAATATACGAACCGAAAAGGTACAGCAATTGACCGTTGGGTCAAGGTACCTATGGGTCGTAGTAAGAAGATAGGTAGATAACCTGTATAAATAGTATTAATAAAATGAATAAATTAAGGAGAAACTGAAATGGCTGAAGTAAAACCAAATCCTGCACTACAAAACAATGCTCTTAAAATGGCAAATCAAAGTAGTGGTAGAGTGGCTTTAACATTCCACGAAATTCTTACCAAAGTTAATAACGCAAAAGACAAGGCTAAGAAACTAGAAATCCTAAGACAATACGATAGTCCATCATTGAGACAAATTCTCAAAGGTGCTTTTGACCCAAAGATTGATTGGGATTTACCTAAAGGTGCACCACCATTTATTGCAAATGAAGCACCAGTTGGTACTGAGCATACTTACCTTGACCAAGAAGCAAAAAGACTATGGCACTTTGTAAAAGGTGCTGACGCTAATCTTAATAAGATGAGAAAAGAGACTTTGTTTATTCAGATACTTGAAGGTTTACATAAATCAGAAGCAGACTTATTGATTAATGTAAAAGAAAAGAAACTGAATAACACATATAAAGGTCTTACAGCAAATCTAGTAAAAGAGGCGTTTGGTTGGAATGATGATTTTGTCAAAATTTAGACAACTAAAAGTTGCAAAAATACTAGTGAAATAAGGGTATTTTTCGCTTGACATATATCCTAAAACCTGATAGAATAAATACATAATGAAAGCGAGGACTATTATATTATGATAAGAGTATTGAAAACCTTTGTTTACATATGTTTTTTTATATGGTTAATGGGTGTAGGTCTACACTTGACTATGCAGAAAGCGAAAGCAAGTGAATACGCTACAGCGACTAGCGCTCATATAATTAAAGAGACAATATCAGGTAATATAGACCATAACAAAGTTATGTCTGCCGAACTTGAAAGGTTAATCCACAAGTTTGCGATAGAAATGACTTTTACTATTGAGAAGCATTTGCCCGCTATATTAGAAGGCATTGCTACTGATATAAGACTTAATGCAGACAAGAGATATAAGAAATCATTAGAAAACAACTAGGGAGGAACCGTGGAACGATTTTTTGAAGTCGGGTACGATTTTACACAAATTTTGTATTCAATCGCACCTAAAGAAATATGGATTATCGTGTTTGCTAGTATATTCATATTTCTATCTTTAGAATACCAAGAGTATAAAGATAAGAAAAACAAGAAATAGAGAGAGAACAATGCCATCTTTGAAACCTAAATCAGTTAGGTATGCAACTTTAAAGAAAAGAGTAAAGGCCGAGTGTGAGCATACTACAAAATATTATACTACCTACAAAGATATAAAGAAGTGGTTTAAGTATATTAATGATACGGTGTTTGACGGAATATTAGCACCTTTCAATGATGTTGTTATAAAAGATTTGAGAAGACAAAAATGTTTTGGTCAGGTAACTCAATGGGAGTGGGAAAGAAAAGGCACTTCCGTGTTTCATTTAGAAATGAACACAACCTATGCCAACAAAAGACAATTCATTGATACACTTGCACACGAAATTGTCCATTTGTATCAGATGAGAAATGTAGGAGATAGTGGCAATCATAATAAGCTGTTCTATTCATTTAAACCTAAAATGAAAAGAGCAGGTATTAATATGATTTAAAACTAATATTATATTATGGTGAGAAAACAATTGAAACAAACGACAGACTATTGGTCCGAGGCAAAGAAATGGGCCAAGCGTATCTCGTTGATTATAATAACAGCGTTTATTATATTTGCAACAGGTACATTTTATCCAAACGATTACACATTAAGAAATGTTAAGGTAGAGTATGAAAACTCTTACCTTGATAAACTTAAAGAACTAGACTTACGAGAACCTGAATTTACATACAGCAATGATATGCAGTTTGTTAGGGCAACTCATAAGTGTATCAACTATCTAAACTTCACACAACCAAAAGTATTCAGAATACCATACGAAATGATTACAGCTCAGGCTGCGTTAGAGAGTGGTTGGGGTACTAGTAGATTTGCAACAGAAGGTAATAATCTGTTTGGCATACGAACTTGGAATAAAGATATACCTCATATGGTAGCACAAGGTATGGGTAAGAAATGGCCAGGTTGGGGTGTAAGAATATTCGCTAGTAAATGTGATAGTGTAAAAGAATATATGCGATTGCTCAATGAGCATCCTGCATATGAAACATTCCGTAAAGTAAGAACAGAAATGTTAGCAACTAACGGAACATTGGACCCTATTGAACTTGTTAAACATATTGATAAGTTTAGTACAACACCTGACTATGATAAGAGAGTAATTTTTATTATTAACAAGATACGAAAACTTGAGGAGAATATGTAATGACAAGACCGAATAACTGGATGGATGAAAGTTATATGAACATAAAAGAAGATAATCGTCCGTATATGGATCCTTATCTTAAAGATATGATTAATAAATCTTTCGTAATATTTGAACGACTACAAAGAGGTCAGAAGAAAGTTTACTTTACTGGCAACTGGCAAAAAGATGTGATGTCTTGTTTTCCAGGTAGACAATCAAATAAGATATTCAAAAAGATGAGAACTTACCTAGATAACAAAGACTTTTCTTTTACACAAAGAAAGTTAGAAAATTTAGATGGTTACGAATATATAGTACATAGGAGATAACATTGGGTATAATAGCATTTCTATCAGCGATATCTATTTCAGCAGTTGCTGCCTTGTATAGTATACTAGGTCTTGCGGCTATCTTTGCAGGTGCGAAGATACCTATTATGATAATGGGTGGTGTATTAGAAGTTGGTAAACTAGTAACCGCTTCTTGGTTATATCAAAACTGGCACAATAAGAACTTACCTAAAACAATTAAATATTACTTGACAACCTCGGTAATTGTGTTAGTGTTTGTAACCTCAATGGGTATATTTGGTTTCTTATCAAAGGCACATTTAGACCAGGTAACTCCTACTACAAATTATACAAGTAAGATTACATTAATAGACCAGAGAATATTACAAGAAGAGAGAGTTATAGAAAGAGCAGAAAAGACTTTACTACAACTTGATAAATCTATTGAAGTATATTTAAATAAAGAATATGCAACAAGAGGTTTAAGAGAAAGACGAAAACAAGAAGAAGAGAGAAAAGAATTAAAGTTAACAATTGACAATGCTATGGATAACATAGACAAGTTAATGTTAGAGAAGAACACAATAGAATTAGACCAAGCGAAGATAGAGGCAGAAGTAGGACCTCTAAAATATATTGCAGAATTAATTTATGGTGATAATGCAAAAGACTATTTTGACGAGGCAGTAAGGTGGGTAATCATTGTATTGATATTTGTATTTGACCCATTAGCAGTATTGTTATTAATCGCTGCCAATATATCACTTGCAGGTTGGATATCAAAACGAGAAGATATAAAGAAGAGAAAGAATAGAAAAGAAGACTTACAACTAAAAAGAGACGAAAAGAAACTTGCAGAAAGTATAAAACAGAATAAGAACTATAAAGAGTTTTTTAAGAAGTTTGCGAAGAAGAATTTAACAAATGAAGACTATGAGAAGTTTTTTACCTTATTAGG